AATTCCCTCTGATTGTTTGACTCTTCAATTGGCTTTAAATCATATATCTCCTGCGATGCCCCAGTTGGAAATAACATTATTGATTGAAGCCGGTCATGAATTAACTCAAGGTGTGTTATTACAATCAGGAAATTATTCTAATTTTAAGATTAAATCAGAATCTGCTGAAGTATTAACCGCTGTAACGATAACGGGCGATTTATTCAAAGGCATCCGTGCAGTTATGCCCACCTTATCTTGCTTGATCAATTTAAGAGGGTACGGCAATAACGGAATTCTATTAGATCAAAATTCCTCAATGTTAATTGAACCTAATTGTGGAATCACCTATTCATTTGGAACAGGCCTGTTAGTTCAGAATGGGTCTTCTGCTTCAGCAAGAAATACAATTTGGAGATATTCAGGCCAAAATGGAGTAACTGGAGCTGGCATAACTGCATGGTGTGGATTTGTAGATGCAGAAGGAGCTGATGTTTCTTTCTCTGTTTATTATGGTGCTCAAGCAGCTCATGGGGGAACCCTTAATTTCCGTAATGGAAATGCAGATGATGTTGGAAGATATGGAATACGAGCAACTGATAGAGCTAGTATTGATTTCGATTTAGGTAGAGCTAGCAGATGCGGAGTGTATGGAATATACGCATTCCAAAATAGCACAATCAATGCGCCGAGTTGTGTAGTTACAGATTGCGGGTCAGTTAATGTTATTGCGGTTAATGCAAGTTCGATTAATGCTAGATCTTCAACTCTATCAGGAGTTAAGAAAACTTCTCCTGCAGAAAGTAATTATGGGTATAATGTCTACGTCAATAGCGCATCTTCTATTGACGTATTCAATGCTATTGCAACTAACGCAGCTGATACAGGATTAGTATGCGAGGGCGCTTCTAGTGCAAGTGCGGGTGGAATAGACGTTACGGGAGCGTTAGTTGCGGGCATTGTTGCTAATACTAATGGAACTATCTCAGCTAGATTAGCCAAAGCAGATAGTTGTACTATTGGATTTAGAGCTATAGCTGGCGGTGTTATTGCAGCTCCCAATGCACAAGCCCAGAATTGTTCTAACAGCCCCGCAATAGCTGAAGATGGGGGAGAAATCAATATTCCTGATGGCATTTTGATTGGTGGTGGAACTCAAGGTGTTAGAGCAGTCAATGGATCTAAGTTAAATATTCCTAGAGCTAACTGCCAACGAGGGGAATCTCCAGATTCTACTGATATTCAATGTTTTTCCGGTTCCATTATTAATGCCAATTTATCTATTGGTGGAATGAACAGAACTGCTAATAGCTTAAGCGCTCAAGGCGTAATATTTAAACCTTAAAAGGAATTTAAATCATGGCTGAAATAGATGTTGAAGCTAGAGTTGGAGATATCATCCAGCTAACGGATCCCGATACGGGAAAGATGTATACGTTTGATGCCACGGTATTAATGCAGGAATTAAACAATCCTGTAAATTCTGAGTTTGATAAACAAAGATTGTGGCAACAAATGCTCGTGGATATGAAAGATATTCCACAGCCCCAATTTGAAGATCGCGGTAAGACTATTATTTACCGTCCTGATGCTAACGGTAAATGGAATTTTGTTTGGAGTTCCATTGCATCACAAGATACGATTGATATATTTGAAGAAGAATTACAGCAAACCAAAGACGACTTGGCCGCGCTAGAGGCTCGATGATGAATAATTTTTCTGTAGCAGATGAACTTAAAATCGCAACGGGGGTGGCTGGCACCAGCTACTCCTTTTTCGGATTTTCTGCGTCCGAAATTGCAGCTATCTGTACTGCCATCTTTATGGTGATTAGTATTGGTGAGAAACTCTGGAAAATTTATAAGGAAGCGAAGAAAGATGGGAATGAAACAACGCGTAGCAGTGAGCCTTCTAGCGATTAGTGCAGGGGGCTTCTCTGCATGGAAAGCACATGAAGGATTTACTGATACAGCAATCATTCCAACGAAAGGAGACGTGCCCACTCTTGGGTACGGCTCCACTCACTATGGTGATGGAACCCGTGTAAAAATGGGGGATAAGATCACTCGTGAGCAGGCTGATGTGTTGGCTAGGAAATTGATGAAGAAAGATGAGTTGTTCCTTCAGAAAAGCCTTAATGGCACTGTAAAGCTGTATCAAGAAGAGTTTGATGTGTATCTGGATTTTATCGGCCAGTATGGGCAAGCGAATTGGACAGGTAAGTCTATTCAAAAAGAATTGCTGAAAGGTAATTATGCTCAGGCGTGTAAAAATCTTCTGAAATATAAATACTCTGCTGGTTACGACTGTTCCATCCCTGGCAACAAGATTTGCTACGGAAGTTGGGAGCGTCAGCTTGATCGGTATGGTAAATGCATGTCGGTGCAATAATGGATAAGAAAACTTGGATTATTGGCATCCTTATCGGAGCAATTGTGGAGTTTTTGATTCTGTCCTTCCTGGCAACCCTGTGGGTTTATAATGCTAAACAGGCAGTTGTCACAGAATACGAATTGAAAATTGCAAATGCAAAAATCGTGGCAGAGAAAACCACAAATGAAATTATGCAAGGACACCAACAAATTGATAAACAACAAAAAGCAAAGATTGCTGCTCTCAGTGCTGAGCGTGACAATCTTCTTGGCTGGGTGTCAAAGCGTCCCTCACGCAACGACGCAACTCCCGAGAATCGAGGCCCCATCACAGGAGCCGAGCTTCCTAGAGAGGATGCAGAATTTCTTGTCGGGGAAGCTGCCCGAGCCGAAAGAATAAGGATTGAACGAGATGACTACTACGAAAAGTACGAGCTTGCCCGAGAACGATTGGGAGGCTCCGAAGGCTCGAATGAAAGACACGATGGGGAAAAAGCTAACTGAAAGCTTGATTCTCGAATTTAAATACGACCGAGAACGAGCAATCTACTCAATTAAGGATGAGGACCACGAAGATGAGCATGGATATTATCCCTCTCTTAAAAGACTCTATCTCGAAGTTGCTGATCCGACTGAGTATGCTTTTGCTACTCGCTACCTGCTTGGGATTGGTCATTGGCTACAGCTTGCGAACAATAAGCGGATGAAGCCTGTTGTGGAAGAGTGGCGTTTTGAGCTTGAATACAAGCTACGTAGCGCTGCTGCTGCCCACATCATCAAACAAGCTGAGAAAGGCGCTTGGCAGGCTTCTAAATGGCTTGTAGATCGTGGTTGGGCAGAACGCCCCGCTGGACGCCCCAGTAATGAGGATGTTGATCGGGAAACTAAAATCATGAGCCGTATGAATGATGAATTTGAAGCAGATGCAGCTCGTCTTAAGTTGGTGAAGTAATGGAAGATTGGTTGAAACAGGCGTATGCCAAAATCGAGAAGTTTCCAGATAATGCTCTAGAAATTCGTGAGAGAGCTAAGGCAGATTTGTACTTTTTCGCACGCCTGGTCAACCCTGGGTATGTGTATGGTGCGATTCATGAGAAATGTTATCGTTGGTTGCAGGACTATTCCTTGTATGGAATTCAGGGAGATGAGGAAGGGGGTAACAAACTGGTTATGCTCCCTCGTGCTCACTTGAAGAGCCACATGGTTGCAACGACGGTAGCATGGCTTATCACTCGCCACCCTGAAATTACGATTCTGTATGTATCTGCTACGTCTACACTGGCAGAGACTCAGCTTTATGCAATTAAGAATATTCTGGCTTCGAGCAAATACCGCCAATACTTTCCTGAGTATATTAATCCTCAGGAGGGGAAGCGCGAGAAGTGGTCATCCACCTCACTCTCTATTGACCACCCTAAGCGTCGTGAAGAGGCTATTCGGGATGCGACAGTGGAGACAGCAGGGCTGACAACTAACACGACTGGGTGGCACGCTGACGTGATTGTAGCGGATGACTTGGTGGTTCCCGAGAATGCATATACGGAAGATGGCCGAGAGTCTGTTGTGAAGAAAAGCTCTCAGTTCACCTCTATTCGTAATGCTGGTGGTTTCACCCTCGCGTGTGGAACTCGATACCATCCGAATGATATTTATGCTACATGGCGTAATCAAGAATATGATGTGTACAATGACGAAGGGGATATTATTGGCCGCAAGAAAGTTTGGGATATTATTGAATTCGCTGTGGAAGTCGATGATGAGTTTATCTGGCCTCGCACCATTAGACCTTCCGATGGAAAGGCTTT